TATGAAAATATTCCTGGAAGAGGGGGTATGGGTATGGATGGAATGAATGGTATGGGTGGTATGGGTATTGATGGGATGATGGGATATGGGGCTGGAATGCCGGGACCTGGTGGACAAAGACAAAGACCAGATTATGATATAAATTTTGCTCTTGATGGTGGTAATACTGCAAGAACTAGAGATAGAGAAATGTTAGAAGGAAATGGACAATATACTGGATATGATGGTATGAGTGGTATGGGTGGAATGGGTATGGGTGGAATGGGTATGGGAGGAATGGGTATGGGCGGTATGGGTATGGGAGGAATGGATATGTCAGGTATGGGTGGTATGAATATGGGAGGAATGAATAATATGGGAGGAATGAATATGGGTGGAATGAATAATATGGGGGATCAAGATTTAAATATGAGAGCAATGCAACTTCAAAATGAAAGAGGTTATGATGGAATGAATATGAATCAAATGAATCATATGAATCAAATGAATCAAATGAATCAAATGAATCAAATGAATCAAAATAATGGACAACAACAAATGAATCCTCAAATGATGCAATATCTTATGTCAAATCCACAAATGATGCAACAAATGATGCAAATGATGTCAGGTAACAATAATACAAATTTTTTAATGGGAGGAGGTAAGGGGGAAACAAATGAACTACATAAAGGAATATCAGCAATTAAAAATAGATTTGCAGAAGATTTGAATTTAGATCCACAATTATTATCTAATATGACACCAGATGAAATAAAAAAATTAATAAAAAAGAATAAAAAAATAACAAAAAATATTACTATATCAGATAGTGAAGAAAATAGTAATAGTGATGATAATAAATCAAGAAAATCTAGAAACTCAAAAAAAACAAAAAATAAAAAAGATATAGATGCTGCAGATCTTGTAAAACAATTAATAGAAGCAAAAAAGAATATTAAAAAGAGTAAAAAAGATCTAGATAGTGCGATTGATAGTGCAAAAAATAAAAAAAAAGGAACAAAACATGTATCAGAATCATCAAATAGTTCGAAATCATCTGACAATTCATCAGATGAATCATCAAATGAATCATCAAATGAATCATCATCTGAATCATCTGAATCAAATAAAAAGAAAAGAAAAGATGATAAAAGAATATTTACAAAAGTAGTTCCAAAACCGAGAGAAAAAAATAAAAAAGAGACTGAATATAAAAAGAAAAAAAATGACAATACAGAAGAATCTGAAAAAAATGAAAAAATGAAAAAAAGTAATAAAAAAAATCAGAATAATAATAAAAGAGAAGAAAAAAAAAAAGATAAAATAAGTACATCAAATAGTGATGAAAAATCAATAATATCAAAACCAAAAATGATAATAAAAAAAGAAATAAAAAAAGATATACAAATAATTTCTGATACACAATCTGAAGAATTATCAGATAATAATTCTAATAATTCGAATGACACTACAGATAAAAAAAAATCTGAAAAAAATAAAATTACAACACAAGTTAAATTAGGGATATCTGATGATATTAAATATTGTAGCGGAGATACATATGATTTCTTATGTGATTTTGAAGATAAAACATTTAAAAAAGGGGGATTTGAAAATGTAACAAATATAGAAATTATAAAAAGTAAATTTCCTACATTAAGTCCAAAAATAACAAGATCTTGTTATAAAATGCATTTTATTTGTGCTGAATTAGATGATGATAAACTAATTGAATTTGCAGATGGCGAATGTTCTCTTGAAGATTTTATAGAAGCAATTAATAATGGTTTAGAAGAATTAGAAATAACATGTAAAGTAGATAAACAGGGTTGGATAACATTTGAACAAAAAAGAGGATATGAATTTATAATGGATTGTTCAGATAATTCATTTTCTAAATTATTAGGTTTTGATGATGATGAATATGAAGGAAAATCTAAATATGTTTCTGATAGATGTAATATTTTTAACAAAAAATATGTTTATTTATATTTTAAAAATATAATACAAAAACCTATAGGAAAAATTGCATATGATGGAACATTTACACAGCTTGAATCATCTTTTGAAATTAAAAAATTATCACAAATAATTGTACAAATAAGAAATGATATTACAAATAAAGATGATGATTTATATGATTTTAATGGAGAACCCTTTAATATAACTTTAGAAATAACACATGAAGAAAAAGAAAAAGAAGAAAAAAAAATAAGTAAACATAGAGATTAAATTAATACAATTAATTGAATTATTTAAAAATATAAAATAATTAATTTATAATATTACTATATATACATGATACATAAGATATATTTTTTTGCAATATTAATATTAACAGTAATTGTTATATATTATTATTACATATCTCAAAGAGATTATATTCAAGAGGTACAAAAAATATCACAATTAGAAGCTGAACAAGTTTTAAAAGATAATGAACTTGCCATAATAAGATCCAGAACAATTTCATGTCCAATATTGGGATTAAATGATCCTAGAAGTTGCTATTTTGATTCAAATTATAATTGTACTTGGAATGAATTAGCTCAAAGATGTGATAAAAAATAAAAATATTGAATAAAAAAATATTGAATAAAAAAATATTGAATAAAAAAACATTGAATAAAAATATGCTATAAATTTAACTTAATAATATTAAATCTAATACTATTAATGAACCAAAATTCTAATAAAATATCTGATAGTAATAAAATATCTGATAATAATAAAATATCTGATAGTAATAAAATATCTATAATTGATGATATAATAGCATTATATCCAAATTTAAAGAGAGAAAGAGATTTTATAATAAATCATTTATTAAAAGGGGGAGAAAAACCGAATACATATATTTTAGAAAAATTCGATTATAATAATAAACCATATTATAAAGATAAAGAGGGTAATATATTAGATCCTAATGTTAAATTAGCTGGATTTTATAAATATGATACTAATGGAAATATTATATATTATTTTAATTTTGAATGTAATTCTGATTTATCCGAATATAATGAAAAGATAAAAAACTATTTTAATCAGAAAAATAATAGTAAAAATAAATATAAAAATCAAAAGAGTAATAAATCAATAGAATAATCCAATTAAAATAATATTTTCTATCTATTTTATATATGGCTGATATTATTGAAAGTATAAATTCATCAGAATTAGAACCTAAAGATAAAATGGATAAAAAATGTGCTCCAGGTATTAAATTTGATGCCGGATCATGTATTGATCTTGCAGTTCTAATAGAAATGGTTAATGCCTATAATAAAACAAATCCAAATACTGCAATAAAAATGCATCCAAATATGGAAACCCTAAATCCGAGAAAATATAAAAAATATTTGGTAAAAAATATACAAAAAAGATTGGATAACAAATGTACTACTCAATCCTGTTGGGCTGATCAGGGTTTTGTAAGAAGTATGGAAAAAATGGCAAAGGAAAAATTAAAAAATTACACTTTCAGACCTGACGGCCCTGATGGTCAATTTGAATGGCTTAATACTATTAATATTAATAAAGTTATGGCCCAATATGAACAACAATATCCTGATTTTCTATTTTTAGGTGCCGTCCCTATGGATTTCGATGATATTCCTTCTCTTGGTATTGCCGATCTGAATTTTAGTAAACTTATGGACGAGGGGAAAACTAAGTTAGGTGTTATTTTTAATCTCGATGAAAGCTGGAAAAGTGGAAGCCATTGGACTGCTGGATTTTTTAGCATAGATATAAATAAGAGTGCAAGTGAGTGTTTCTACTACGATTCGTACTCGTCTAATGCTCCGCCAAGGGTCCGGAGATTAATGAGACGATTTGTAAAGTTTTGTCAATCCATAGGGGTCAAGGATATCCGCGCTGATTATAATCATATCAGAGCACAATACGGTGGGGCCGATTGTGGAAACTTTTCAATACGTTTCATTACGCGTATGCTAAGTGGTGACAGCTTTGAGGATATATGCAATGATAAACCTACGAGAGATAACAAACATCCTGACAAAGAAGTAAATCTATGCAGAAACGTTTACTTTAGAAATGTTAATATAAATAATGGTGAAAAACAAGAGGGTTGTGAATAATTTTTTTATAATCTTTTATAATATTTTAAGTGATATAATAAATACTACTTAAACATTTAAATATTATTTATAAAATAATGGAAAAGGAAATATGGAAAAAAATAGAAGGATTTGATAAATATGAATTGTCAAATATGGGCAGAGTAAAAAATATAGAATTAAATAACATATTTACAGGTTCTTTTAGAAATAATAATCAAAAAGTTGTACTTATTGATAATAATGGAAAACAGAAGGAAAAATCGATAGCATATTTAATTGCAGAAAAGTTTATAGATAATCCTAATAATTATAAATTTATTGACCATATTGATTCTGATAAAACAAATAATAAATATAATAATTTAAAATGGGTAAAACAGTTAGTATTTTGTAATAAAAAATTTGTAGGTGCAAATGATGAAGAATGGAAAATAATACAACAAAATAATAATTTTGAAGTTTCAAATAAAGGAAATATTAGAAATACTAATAATAAATATTTAATAAAACAACAAAAAAATCATTCAGGATATATGTTTATAAATTTAAAAACTAATAATAAAAGTAAATCCTTATTTGTTCATCGAATAATTGCTGAAGCATTTTTACCAAATATAGAAAATAAAAAAACAGTTGATCATATTGATAGAAATAGATCGAACAATCTTCTAGTAAATCTAAGATGGGCAACATCTGAAGAGCAATCTTCAAATCGTAATATAGTTAAAAAATCAAATCCTTATAATAAAAGAAAAATATGGAGAATAGATATTAATAAAAAAAATAATAAACATCTTTATAATAATATTGATGAAGTTATAGATTTTATAATTAATGAAAAATTAAGTAATGGTTCAAGAATATCTATTAGGCAACAACTTAATACACAATTAGGTTTAAATACTATTCAAAATAGTTGTTATGGATATAAATGGGAATATGCAGAAATTGAAAATCTAGAAAATGAAGTATGGAAAAATATACAAGATATTTTACCCAAAGCCAGAAAGTATAGTATTTCTAATATGGGAAGAATAAAAAATATAAATAATATGTTAATTAATGGAATTGTTAAGGGTGGTTATTTATCAGTTAATATATATATGGATAATAATTTAGATTGCAATACTTTTTTTGTACATAGATTAGTTGCAGAATTATTTATATCAAATAATGATAATAAAAAAATTGTTAATCATAAAGATGGTAATAAACTAAATAATATTTCTTCTAATTTAGAATGGTGCACATCTTCAGAAAATAGTATACATGCTATAAATACTGGTTTAAATAAAAATGTAAAAAAGGTAAAAGTTATTAATAATATTACAAAAGAAGAAACAATATTTATGAGTTATACAGATGCAAGTAAAAAATTAAATATACCACAAAATACGCTTTTATATAATATAAAAAGAAATAAAATATATAAAAATTTAACTTTCATATTATGTGATTCAAAAACACAAGAAGAACTTGAATCCAAATCATATATATCTAATAAAAAAATTATTACAAGAAAAATTAAGGTTATAAATATAGAAACAAAAGAAGAAACTATATATAACAGTCAAAGAGATATTAAAAAATATTTAAATATTGCAACAAAAACAATAAAAAAATATCTTAAATCAAAAAAACCTTATAATAATATGATTTTTATACTGTGTGATTCTGATATTATAGAAAATAAAAATCATATTCCAAAAAATATCGATAAAAAAATAATTTCAACAAGAATAAAAGTTACAAATATAGAAACAAAAGAAGAAACCATATATGAGACCCAAAAAGATGTTAAATTAGATTTGCATATAGCAGATAAAACAATATCAAAATACATAAAATCAAACAAATCCTACAAAAACATGCTATTCACAAAAATAGACTAAAGATAGACTAAATACTTATAATTTTTTTCAGATTACAAAAAAATTATTAAACAAATTTATTTATTCATACATAGCAATTACTTTAAGAGCCTTTTTAAGAGCGCTTAATGTTTTGCGTGTGAATTCGCATGGATTCATATTGGCTTTTTGTACATTGACTGTTACAAGACCCTTGTCTTTTTTCAAGTTAGCCGATTTACCACCGAACCATTTGAAATTGACACCTGCAACATCAAGATCATTATCACGTAATTTATTTACAAATACTTCAACAGTTGAAGGTCTTCCATTTCTACCCGGTATATTTGGTAATGTAACTTCATATAAGTTCAAATATCTATCACATGCAGATTCAAAAGAATAAAATGCATTGTTTGCAAGTATTGATTGTGATTTTAAATCATTTATTTTATTAGACATTTTACATATTGAATGTGTTAAAGTTGCAACTCCTTTAGCTGTAGAAGGGTATCCAACAACTGGTAATAATTCTGCATCTTTAAATAGTAATTTCCATTCACATTCTACTTTCTTTGCTAATAAATCATTTATACAGCATTTTTCTCTCTTTGATGAACATGATGAGGATGAAGAAGATGATGAAGATGAAGATGATGAACTACTTGATCTAGAACTCAAAGATCTACATTTTTTTTCTTTTCTGCATTTTTTGGATTCAGATGATTTAGATGAATCTGTTGAATTCTTTTTACTTCCCTTTTTGTGATGTTTTTTAAATCTTTTGGATTCAGATGATTTAGACGAATCTGTTGAATTCTTTTTACTTCCTTTTTTGTGATGTTTTCTTAATCTTTTTGATTCAGATGATTCGGTTGAATTCTTTTTACTTCCTTTTTTATAATGTTTTCTTAATCTTTTTGATTCTGTTGAACATGATGAATCAGTTGAATTTTTTTTGCTTTGTCTTTTGTGTTTTCTTTCGTTAACTTCGACTTCTACGGTAATTCTTTCCTTTTCCTCGTGGGGCATTTCTATATACTATATTAAAAGATTTTAATTTTTTTGGTACAAGAAATTTACAACCATTCTTATAGTTTAATTATATGTTTTTTAAATTTAAAAACAAAAAAAATATATTTTTTATAGTTTTTATAATAAAATAAATTTAAATTAAAAAATTTTTATGCTAATTGTAATATTGTAATAGCTGCATTTACTACATTTACTGGTCCAATTGATGGAGACAATGTAATTGATGATAAATTATTGTTTGTAATATTGTGTAATTGTATAGTAGATCCTGCTGTTAATTCTATTATAGCTCTTCCATTTACAATTTCTGTACCATTTGGACTTGGTAAAGCAGATACTTCTTGTTGACTGGTAAATTGTGTACCTGGTATAGAAGTAATAGAATTTAATACTAATTCAAATGCTATTATATCAGCTGGATTTACATTTATTGGTGTACCTCTTACTAGGAAACTAATATCATATGTTCCAGCATTTAAAATAGTTATTAAATTTCCACCGCTTGTAGGTAAAACAATGTTTCTTGATACAGAATCTGTATCAAAATTAACAAACCCTCCTGCCAATATTGTTTGAGCTGATATATTATATGTATATGCAAATCCATTTATACCTCCCATACCATCTTTACCAGGTTCTCCTTTCCACCCTTCATGTCCTCTATGGCCTTTTGACCCCTTTCTTCCAGATTCTCCTCTAGGCCCTTTATCCCCCTTTGATCCCTTCTTACCAGGCTCTCCTTTCTTACCATGTTCACCATTCAACCCATCTTTACCACATTTACCTCTAGATCCTTTTCTTCCTTTTTCACCAGGAGGACCATATACATAATATGATCCAGGTAAAGTTCTAAGTTCACTTCCATAAGATTGTTTCAATTCTTTTAATGCCTTCAAATATTTTTCATATTTTTTTTCATTATTTGATTTTTCTTCTCTACTTTTGTCAGAATCACTACTACATTCTTCATATTTGATAAATCTTTTTTTTAACTCTTTGTTAATTTTTTCTTTTTTTCCCATGATTATAAATATATCTTATATAAAAATATTTTTAGTACAAAAATAGTTATAATTAAAAAAGTTATTATATATAATATTTATATATAACATATGAACATTAAATTATATATTTTTTATATTATATTTTAATTTGAAATTTTATTTGAAATTTTATTTAAAAAATTTACAAGTTCATCTTCATTATGAATATTACTGAAATCAAATTCCAAATCACCGGTTTCTCCTTTATAACCACGTTTTCCACGTTTTCCTCTTTTTGCTATATATCCATCAATACCATTCTTACCATCCTTACCGTCTCTGCCATTTTTACCATCCTTACCATCTCTTCCATCCCTTCCGTCCCTACTATCTTTACCATCCTTACCATCTATACCTGCATAACCACAAGGTCCTCTAGGTCCTTGAGTTCCTAAATAATAAATAAATTGTTTATCTAGTTTTTTAATAATAATATATGGTTTATCATTTTCATCTAAATGGACTAATAATAATTTCCCTTCCAATTCTTTAGAATTATTTTCAGAAAATCCATTTTCCATTTTTTCTTTATCAAATACACTTATTATATCTTTTGTAGAATTATATTTGTTATCTTCTTTATTAAATATACTTATTATATCTTTTGTAGAATTATATTTGTTATCTTCCGAACTACTATTATTTGTTTTAAAAACTTTTTCCCATTTATTATTATCTAAATTACTATTGTCAGTTTTAAAAACTTTTTCCCATTTATTATCTTTTGATTTAGTTTTTAAATCATAATCTTTTTTTTTGTTTGAAAATTTTTGGAGCATATCTGTTGTGCTCAATTCAGATGAACTATTTTTCATTTTTATAATATAAATTTATATAATATTTTTTGTACAAAAATATTATATAAATTTATATTATAATATTAAAGTAATAAATAGAAACAAATTTAATTATTTAATTTATAGAATAAAATAAATATGTTTTTCTTACTTTTGTTTCCTCTTTTTTTATATTTTCAAAAATATCCTTTCTTTTATATACAAATTTTAAATTAATATCTTTACAAGCATATCTTATAAATGTTAATATATAATATTTTGTTAAATTGCGACGATACCATCCACAAACTGTTTTGCTAAATACTTTAAATATTTCATCTTCAGTATCAGCAAATATTTCTAAATTATCTTTCTTTATAATATCGTTTCTGTCTATATTTTGAAAATCTCTAATAGATGCTATATTTGGTTTTCCAATATTTGTTAATATACTATTTAATAATTTTAATAATGTTTTATATTTTGGAGAATTAACATCAGTTTCTATAATATTTTTTTTCTTTTTTTTTGGTTTTGGTTCCTTTATAATTTCTGTTTTTTTTATATCATTTTTTTTGTCTCCATTTTTTTGCATATTGTTTTGTATATTATCTAATAATTTACAAGAATGCATTGTATATAAAATATTAATATATTCATCAGGTAATTCTATATTTTTATTTAACTTTAAGGCTTCTAATTTACTTTCTCTAGAAATATTTTCCATAATATAATATATTATATACCTATATATAATTATTGTACAAATAAGCGCATATATTATCATTATTTTGTGTTTAAAATACAAAAAAAATCAATTATACAATAATATATTAATATAATATTTTTTGACAAAAAAATATTATATAATAATATATAAAAACAGAATGGAAAATGAAGAAATTTATAGAAGTTTAAAAAATGCGATTGTTACTATAAAATCAGTAACAGATGTTCAAGTTAAATATAATAGTGAAATAATTTATGAAAATATATTAGTATCTACATTAACAGGTTTTTTTATAAAAGATCATTATATAGTAACTGCAGGTCATGGGGTTTTATTTCATCCATTATCTTATGGTCCTTTTACAATAGATAGAAATCCACCATCATTAAATGGTGCTATTACAAGAGTTCAAAAAATATATGTTACTGTATATCATGTAAATAATAGTAATAAAAATATTATATATGAAGCATCTCTTGTTGGTGTTGATGGAGCCGGGGATGTTGCTGTTTTAGAAATAAATAATAAATGTGAATGGAACAGACATTTGCCAAAAATTAAATGTATTCATCCATATTTTACATGGGGAGAAAGTAGAAAATCAACTCCTGGCGAAAAAATAATTATAATGGGAAATCCGTTAGGGGAAGATCCACAATCCATAATATCTGGTGTAATAAGAAATAATAGAAATGTGCAATATTTAGGGAATATTTTAACAGAAAATATAACTACAGATGCACAAATAGATATTGGCAATTCAGGGTCCCCTATAGTTAATGAATTTGGAGATGTTATTGGTATTGTAACATTTATAGAATTCTATTTTAATGCAGATAATATGGTTGAAACAAATGCAAGTATAGGAGGAGGACCAACGCAATATTTCATAAAACATGTTATAAAAGAATTAATATATGCAAATGAATATAATTCTAATTTGGAATATGTATTAGATCCTTTTGGTAATTTCTATAGATATATAAAAGGTTTTATGGGTTTATCTTGGAATATAAAATCTGAACCAATTCCTATTCCGTTATCAGGTAATACAACTGATTTTAATAAACGTATAATAGGTATGATAATAACATATATAGATCCAGTATCACCATTTTTAAATGTATTACAAATTGGAGATGTTATTACGCATATTGATAGTGAAAAATCAAAATATGGAAAACAGGAATTAGGTCAAATATCGGATCAAATAACACCAACAATAGTAACATGGAAAGAATTACCAGGTAATTCTATAACATTATATTATAGAAAACAATCTGAAAATTATATACATAAACATAAAATAATGAAAAATTTAATTGATTTTCCTATAATATATGATTATTCATATAATGGTATTACATCAGCACAATTTGTAGAATCTACTGGAAATAAAATATCATATAAAAATTTTATTATACTTATAAATGATAAAATAAATAATGAAAATTTAGGTAATAATATAACTTTAAAAACTTTTTTTCCCAATAAAAATATTGCATAAAAATTGAAATTCAAATATCAATAACACTATTTATTAATTGGAGCCAATTTTATATATAATGCAATTAGTATTTGATAACATTACATCAAATATTGATAACACAAATGAATTAATTAAAAATTTAAAAGCCTTATCAAAATGGCTAAATATATTAAACAAAACATGTAATTATGAAACAATAACAATAAAACATATAAATATATTACTATCTCCTAAATTATTATTATTATCTAATAAAAAAATTATTCAAAAAGAGGTTTGTATTATTTTAAAACGATTACAATATGATAATGAAATATCAGAAATAATAATTAATATGTTAAAATATATTGATTATAATGATATTTATTTTAAAAATTACTTTTCTATTGATAAAGATTCTAAATATTATAATCCTGATATTAAAAATATATATTTTTTAATATTAAAAATGTATTTTGATTTCAAATTATCAAAATTATGTGATAAAGTAATAATTTTTTTTGATACTTATTCACATATTTTTGCGAATAGTGTTGTTTTTAATGTTTTTAGATATATTAAATTCTGTTATATGAATATAATTTTTCCAAATACTAAAGATTATACATACAGTGATGGAATTGTTGGAGAATTTACTGATAAAATAATAAATCATAATGAAAAAAAAATAGAAATTAAAATAGGATGTTTAGAACCTATATTAATGTTTCATACTGATAAATTATCTATTATACAAAAAAAAGCTAATTGTAATTTACAATTTATTGAAAAATGTTATTGTACAAATATAATAGAATTAATTATATTAACAATTAAACATTTACCAAAATGTAATGATTTTATTAATACACTTTTAAATTTCCCATGTAATTTAATATATTTTTTTGAAAATAAAATAATACCAAGTAATCTATTATTTAGACAAGTTTGTAATTTTATTTCCACAATCAAACGTGAATTTTTTAAAAATAATGATAGAATTTTAATAGATATTAATATATTTACTAAATATGGTTATAAATTAACTTTTGAAGATATATGTTATATGACAGAAATATATATATATATAAATGATATTGAATTGTATGATATTAATTTAAATAGTAATAAATATTATAAAATAATAAATGATACAAATTTTAATCCATATAATGTACAATATCCTTGGACCATTGAGAGATTACCATTATATTGCTTGGATAAAGTATCACCAACACATTTTAAAACTATATGCGATGAAAATTCTATAGTACCAAATATTAAATGCCTTGAAAATCTATGCAATGTTAATAATCTACCAATAATAAAATATATTACTACATCTTACCATATAGTTCCGAATATTGAATGTCTATATAGATTAGCATCTAGAAGTGATTGTAGTTTGATAACATTAAAATATTTAATTTTTATGTTATATGAATCTAATAAAAAAAATGATATTGTAATAAATAAATTAAAATTTGTTTTTTGAATGTTTGTGTTTGTGTTTGTGTTTTTTTATTTATTAACATTCTTTATCATGTTCACTTGGTAACAACATAAATCCTGCAAATGATGCATTTATACCTACTTGATTACCTCCACCATTTGTAGTTGTATATACTGGTGAAATTGCTGATTTCCAATTTACAATTTTTAAATTATCACCTTTTTTTAAGAATATAATTTGTGATAATGATACTTGTCCAGCACCAGAATCAACTCCCGTTGTTAATGATGGTATTGGAAGATTATTTATAAAAATAGTAAATTGTGTTGGTTGATCTAATTCAATATCAACTTCAAGATAATAATATCCTGATCTATGAATTGTAACAAGTGGAGTTCCTGATTTAAATGATGCTCTTTTTTTTGAATTTAATACTTGAAAAATAACTGGATCTCCTACAATTAATTTTTGTGATGTTGAACTATCTACATCAAAATAACATTTTGATCCTCTAACTGATAAACAATGTTTTCTAGTAAGAAATTTTTTAAATTTCTTTGCTAAATGTTGATTTTCTTTTTCTGTTTCATAGGCAAATTCTTCTTTCCCCATCTGTGTATATAATAGAAATATATATTTTTTTTGTACAAAAAAAATATAATTTTTATATCTTTTTTTTAAAAGTAATTAATTTATTTATTTAATGGTGATATTCTAAAAACTATCAATTGAGCAGATACACCCTGAAGTAATCCACCTGCATTACCACTTATTACAACAGTCCCTATAGATGATGTATAATTTCTTACTGATACTATATCATTCTTTTTTAATGGAATTGCTTGTCTTAATGTTAATTGACCTGCTCCCTTATTTGTACCAGCTGTAGTTGTTAAATCAGGAATACCATTTACAAATACAGTAAATTGAGCTGATTGAGCAGTTGATATTAGGAAATAAATTTGATATACGCCATCTTTTGATACAACCAAGTCACCTGATCCTGTAGCATGTGTTGTATTATATAAACGTGTATTTGCAGTGTATAATACAGAAGCATTAATAGCTACATTTTGTGTTGTTGTTGCATAAAGTGCACCAAAAACATCACTTCCTCTAATCATTAATGATGGATCACATAATAATTTTTTTTCCATTTTTTCAAATAAATGTTTCTCTCTTTTTGATATTTTTTCATCTTCACTATCACTATCTCCATAATTATCATTTGGAAGACTTGCTATTTTCTGAATAACAAGTTCACAATTTGTTCCAGCAACAATTCCACCAGATTCAGGATTCAATGTGATAGTTCCTATAGCAGAATCAAAATTTCTTATTGTAATTCTATCATTTTTTTGTAATGTTTCAATTTGACGCATTATAAATTGACCAGCTCCTGTATTTGATCCACTTATAGCCGAAAAAATTGGTAAACCATTAATAAATAATCCAAATTGCGCAGCTTCATTTGTTTCTGCAACAAATACAAATGTATATACACCTCCCTTTCTTACATAAATGTCAGGGGTTCCTGGAATATGATCTATATTTAATAAAGTTTGATTATATTCAAATGTTACAGCTTGTGCAACATTTAAATTTTGTATTGATGTGCTATATAATGATCCATATGCATCTGATCCTGCAATCATAAAATCATCATCACATAATAATTTTTTTTTACAATAATTATATAAATCATTACATTTGCTATCTTTTGATGAACTTGATTTAGATGAACTACTTGATGAACTGGACGAACATGAATCTCTTTTTTGATCTTTTCTTTTGGGATTTCCCATCTCTGTATATAGTAGTAATTTATATTTTTTTTGTACAAAAAAATGTATTTTTTATATATTTAAAAATTTATTAATAAATAAAATTATTTTCCAATTATTTTTTGAATACTTTTTATATCTTTATTAGTGAATAAAGCATCTAATAATTCCATAATTTTTTTATTACAATTCTCTTTGAATTCTTTTTTTTGTTTATAACCTTTGTATCCTAAGTTATCGAATTTTTCAACTGTTTTTTCTATATTAAATGTTTCAACATAATCATTTAAAATTTTCATTTTGTCAGGATTCTTTCTAAGAAATTCAACATAATCCCATGTCTTTCTATAATTTGGCAATTCTTCTTCAAACCATTCTTTGTCCCTTTCAACAGTTATACAAAATGAATCAGTTAATTTCCAATATTTAATACAATCAACATAATATTTGCTATATATTTCATGATTTTTAAGATTAGATATACATTCTGTAATCCATTTGTCATAATCTAATGGGGACATCTCTAATGTAGGAGGATATAACCATTTTGCATGATCATAAACTACTTGATCATATCTTTCACTACTATGTATTTCAGATTGTTCATATGGTAATAATTGTATTATTGCTCCTTTTTCAAATCCTGATTGTGCTGATCTAAATGGTTCATCTTTTTTAGTATCATTAATAAAATCCTCTCTAGAATCATACTCAACTATCGAACACTGCCAAAAATCACATTCATTTAAATTACAGCATTCTAATTGTTGTTGCACTTGTACCCAGTAATATATTGGTACTATTTCTCCTTTAATATCACCTGTTTTTTTAATCTTTCTTACAGCAGGACATTTAATTTCTAACATTCTGCCAATATATTTTGTTTTATGTTTGCCATCATATTTATACTTACCAACAATACCATCTGGTGATGCTCCTATAAATTTGTGTACAGGATGTTGAATCAAACCAAACTCTTCAACTTTAACATTCATTCTATATGCGTAAATCATTGTTGCTATCTCTTCATATTTTGTTCCATGATAACAATGTATTGATCCCATAAAAGGAGGATTGTTTACTTTATTTAAATAAAACTCAAAAGGTAATTTGTTTTTATTTAAATCTAAAGGTGATGCTGCATCAGATGCTGTAATAGATTCCTCTCTAACTTTAAACCACTCTGGTGTTCTCTGTTCTGGTCTTTTTACACTCATTAATTCATCTAATAATTTTCTATTTTTTTTAACTTCATTTGTATCTTCATCATCCTTCTGTACATCATGTACCCATTGTGTTCCATATGGTCCATATTTTGGATCAGTTTTTTTTGTTATTTTACATTTATTACATTCTAATTTGGGATAAGTGTAATTTTCTAAATCATCATTTCTTTCATCTTCTGATGTGTTAGCTTCTGAATCTTCTTCAACTTTCTCTACTACTTTTTCTACTACTTTTTCTACTACTTTTTCTTTTTTATATGGTTTTTCATTTGCGTTATCATTATATTCATCATCATTGTTTACATTTAAATAATTCATTCTAAATATATCATCATCTGCTTCATTATTATTTTCTTCATTATCACTGTTATCATCTATTTTTTTAATAATATCATTATATGTATTTTTTATATTATTTGTAGTATCAATAATTAATTTATTATCTATTATATCAGAATAGCGACAAAGAACAGATGATACTATTTTTTTATCTATTTTTGTTTTTTTAGTTATATCGGATATAATTTTATCTAATTCTTTAATAGATGATTCATGTTCACCATTATAATTTTTTTTAATATAATGCTTTGCTTGTTTTTTTGATTCTATTTCTGAGTCTGTCATCTAATTTATATATTATATTTATTATATCTATATTTTTAAGTATTTGATTTTATAGCTATTATTTTCAATTTTAATATACCAAAAAAATTGAAATCAAATTTATTTAAAATTTATTATAAATAAAATGCTTATATACAACAATATATTTATAATGAGCGATATCAAGTATAAGACAGATGTCGCAGTGACCGTTGCAGGTAGTGTCGATAGTGGCAAGAGCTCATTCATAGGGGTCATCTCTACAGGAATTTTAGATGATGGTAATGGTAAAGCTCGTGCTTCTGTTGCGAAACATCAACATGAAATTAATACAGGACAAACATCTGATATATCAACCAGAACTATTATAATTCCTGAAACAAAAAAGGCATTAACATTAGTTGATTTGTGTGGACATGAAAAATATTTAAAAACAACAACATCTGGTATTGCAGGTTATTTTCCAGATTATGGAATTCTTATTGTAGCAGCTAATAGAGGTATTTTACCAATGTCAAAACAACATGTTACTCTTATGATGTCTAATAATATTCCGATAATTATATTTGTAACAAGAGCTGATATAACCCCAGAGGAACAGTATGATAAAGCATTAGATGATATTACAAAATATTTCGAAAAAGAATGGAAAACAAGAGTAGAATTTATGAATAAATTTTTTGATCCAAGTCATAATACACCAGAATTTAAAAAAACAGTATTAGAAAAAATATCTACAAATATGAAAATGATTAAAGCTAGACAAAAAATTATTCCTGTAATATCTTTATCAAATAAAACAGGTTTTTATATAGATATTACAAAACAATTTTTAGGAACATTAGAACCAAGACAATTTTGGGATAATTTTGATGTAGAAACAACAGATGAATTTGATAATAGTGGAAAAGATGCAACAATACCTGATGAGATAATTCCCAAAGAATCTCGATGTAATAATAGAATTATTGCAACCTTTATGAATAAAATGGATAAGAAATTTTTTCCACCTTTAATGCAAACATTAGATAAGTCGAAAGATGAATATATGTTCTATATTGATACAGCATATCAGGTAGACGGAAGTGGATTAGTTGTATCAGGTATAAATAGAAATTCTGTAATTAAAGTTGGTGATGAAGTATTATTAGGTCCATTTTTAAAAGAATTTAAAGAGATAAGATTGAGATCTATGCATAATAATGTTAGACAGATTATAACATCAATGGATCATCATGATAGAGGTTGTATTGCTATAGCTGGTATACGTAAAACTGGTACATTGTCAAAAGATATGATTAAGAGAGGCATGATTATAACTAATTCAAAAAAAGTAATGGAAAATATTTGTTATAGATTTAATGCTGTTATTACAATCTTAAATCATCCTTCTACTCTAAAAACAAATTATTGTCCAACTCTACATATGGGTACAATTAGACAACCTGTTAGAATGACAATACTACCTGAAAATAATGATGGAAAAGATTGTTTAAAAAGTAAAGAATTTGGATATGTTACATTTAAATTTAGAATGGGTTCTGAATATGTTGAACCATATACAATATTTATATTTAGAAGTGGGGGTATTCATGGTTTAGGTGTAGTTACTTCTATAATACCATTAGATAAAGATGATGATGCAAGACCTGATCCAATTAGATACAAGAGAAGATTTAAACATAAAAAAGGAGATGATATTAAACCACAAATTAAACCGGTTATAGTCAAATAATTAGTGCAGTTAAATAGCAAATTTATTTATTTATATTAATATTATATGTATGGATTATAATATGGAAATAAATAATAATATAATAAAAGATATAAATGGTAACAATGTTACAAATGAACAATATGAATATATAATACATAATATACAAGAAGATACACGATTAATAGCATGTGCAGGATCTGGTAAAACCAGATGTATAGCATTAAAAATGAATGAATTAATAAAAAATAAAATATATAAAACAGAAAATATAATGATGTTAACATTTTCAAAAAATACTAAAGATGATTTTCTTCATAAAATAGAAAAATATAAAACAACATATTTAACAGAAGAGAGTATAAAAACTATAGATTCATATTCTAAAAGTTTAATAGAGAATGGAAATGAAATAGATGTATCATTATTATCTCTTAAATTTATGCAATATTTAGAAAATAATAATGAGGAAACTTTAAGAAAAAATAAAAAATTGAATCAAATAAAAATTTTATTTATAGATGAAGCACAAGATCTAAATGATATACAATTTAGAATATGTATTCAATTAAAAAATAAATTGGGAGTATTATTAAATTTGATAGGGGATCCTAACCAAAATATATACCAATTTAGGGGATCTAGTGATAAATATTTTATGAGTTTAAATACATATAAAACATTTTATTTAACAAAAAATTTTAGATCAGAACAGGGTATTTTAGATTTTTCTAACTATTTAAGACCTATTGGTGATACTAAAATACAATGTATGCAAGGCCCAAGCAAACATTTACCAGTATTTTTCTTCCATAGAAATGAATTAGAATTTGAAAAAGAATTAATAGGAATATTTAAAGGTACAAATGGAAAAGTAGATTATAGTGATTTTGCTATTTTATCACCAACAAGAGGAAAAATGAGAGGACATGGAAAATCAAATGGTTTATGTTTTGTTACAAATATATTATATAAAGCAGGTATAAAATTCAAACAGTTTTATGAAGAGGCAACTGATGATACAGGGACTAAAATAGATTATAAACCTGAAAAAGGTTATGTAAATATATTAACATATATGGGGTCTAAGGGTTTAGAATGGAAATATGTGATATTAATTGATGCAAATAACTGTTTAATAAATAAAAGATATTTTGATGAAGAAAAACATAATAATGATAGATATTTATTATATGTAGGTTGTTCAAGAGCTATAAAAAATATGTTTATATTTTCATCATGTCATAATGATATACATGGTATAGTAAAATTTAATTTAAATAAATGGTTTTCTAAAATACCGAAAAATTATTATAAAATAATGGACACCTATTTAGAATATTTTAATTTCTCCTTGATAAAATATACAGAACATAAAAAAGATACAGAACAACGTATAACAAAAATAATAGATAAAATGAGTGAATATCAATTAGATGATTTAGCAAATTTAATTAAATATGGTATAAATAAAAATATGAAAACTATAAAAAAAATATTTCCAGAGGAATACATACAAAATGATAATACTGAAAACTCAATATTTTTAGGAAAATTTACAGAATCCTTATTTAATTGTTATTCCAATATAAGACATAATAGATCACATAAAAAATATATTGATATTGAAAATATTATACATTCTAAAAATATGCTATCAAATGTTCCACCTTATGTTATTGACTGGTTTTTAATAAATAGAAATAGATTAACTTGGGATTTATATGATAAGGAAAAAGATAAATTAGATAATAAAATTACATCATATATAGAATCAAATTTTAATAGAGAATGTAATTTCTCTGAACATACAATGTTAACAGATGGATCATATAAATGGCATATTTTAGATGTGAAAGATTGGATTAAAACAGTCTATGAAAAATATACTTCATGTAAATTATTATCAAAAATGAGATCAAGATTATTTGATGTTATGGTAATTGTACATTCATTAGAAACTCAACATTATTTTCATATAAGAGATAAGGGCAGAAAATTTATATCTTTAATTGATAAACATAACAATATGTTTAAACATATAAAAAGTTTTGCTATAAATACAGAAATAGATTTTTCGGAAAATTGGAAAACTGTAACTGGTTATGAAATGATGGGTGAAATTGATATTATTGATAGTGAAAATAGATTATGGGAAATAAAATGTGTTACTGATATATCATTACGTCATATTTTACAATTATTAATGTATAATATTATATACAACAATATAAATGAAACATTAAAAAAAGGAACAAAAAAAATAAGATTAAATTATCTTAATTTTTTAAAGGGGGAAATAGTTTATATTGATATTAAATTAACAAAAACTATTGTAAATAAAATAGTTAATCAATTTACAAAAACTGCAGGTTTATCCCTTGATTAAATGTACTTTATCAATATAATTCATTAATCTCATTATACAACATGGGGTTCTAACTAATTTATGTATAACAGCTTGTTTTTTCTTTTTGTATTCTTCAGTTGTATCAATTTCTGCAATAGATACAGTATTATCATCAATTCCTAATGATTCACATACTTTTTTCATTTCTTCAATATATACTAATTCTTTATTACCTAACATTTCACCACAGGTTGGACATATCATGAATAACATATCTTTTATTATATATATAGTTATAATATATTTTTAAGTAGAAATAATAAATTCAATTTTTATAATATATAATATATAATGTCAAATACACATAATACATCAACTTCAAATACATCTAATTTTACTAATCAAGATCAACAACCATTACTTACTGAAGAAAAAAAAAAGTTTGATATATACCAATTTAATCAAAATTTTCAAGAATATAAACAATCATTAAAAAATGATCAGGTATTAAAGGATCAGCAAAAATTGGCAGAATTAAATAAATTACCACCTCCAAAAAAAATATATGAATATAATATTTATGAAATTTTATTAGGTATTAAAGATACTTGGTTTGATATAATAGATGATATATTGGCTTTGAGATTCACAATAGATATTGTACTTAAGGATAATCGTTTGTTCTTTCTAGGTATAACATTTATATTAATAGGGGTAATTTTATATATTTATAATATACTGTTAAATTCAAAAGATGAATCTGATATTAAAACAGAAAATACTAAAATAATTCATATATATCATATGTCAAATGATAAAAATGCTATTAAAGATAATATGAAGGATATGAATTATGAAAATATATAAATTAGAATATTAATTATCTTCATTAAAAACATAAACTTCATTTTTCTTCATTAAAAACATAAACTTCATTTTTCTTCATTAAAAATCTATTATTGTAATCATATTAATAGATAAGTTTAAAGTATAATTTTAATAGTTATTAGATATATATTTTTAATAGTTTTAATATATATTAGAATAATAATTTATAAAAGTAATAATATATAATATATAATAATAATTTAAATTTATAATTTTTGAAGAGATAAATAGTAATTTTATAAAATATTAGTAGTGTGAAAAAATAAACACACAAGAAGTTGTGTGTTTTAAAATCGATTTATAAATTTTTCTTTTTTAATAAATATTTTGTATTGACTATTTTATGATATATTATCACTTTTGCTTTCATAAATTCTCTAAATTTTTTGTAATTTTTTTATTATAGAGATTTACAAAAGTGATAATATATCATAAATTATAAAGCTTATTACCTTTAAAATCAAAAAGTATAGGATATGACAAGAACGTGTTTTTGAACATTTTGAAAAAGTATGATTTTCTTGTCATATGATATACTTTTAATACATATATAAATCATTAAAAAGTATATTATGTGCTATTATTGTATCATATATATGTTTTATTCATTGTTATATTATATACTTATCAATGATTTTAAAAATACATAAGTATATAATACAGCATAAATAAATTATTGTACATATAATAAGTATATTATTACATTTAAATGATTTATATATAAAAATGTATAACAGTTATAAATCATTATATGTATGTTGTGTGAAATATAATCATTAATACTTTTCAATGATTTGAAAAATAAAAAAAGTATAACTCATGACAAGAATTATTTATTAAATAAATGACTACTTATATATGATCTTGTTATATAATATACTTTTCTAATAATATTATATATAAAAATATATATCACGTGACAATAAATATATTTTTTCTTCCTTTTTTATAACAAACATTGATTATCTCTAATAATTCTCATAACATTGATTATCTCTAATAATTCTCATAACATTGATTATCTCTAATAATTCTCATAACATTGATTATCTCTAATAATTCTCATAACATTGATTATCTTTAATAATTCTCATAACATTGATTATCTTTAATAATTTATATGTTATATAAATTAATATATTTATTGCTTTTAAATGATTTAATAATTATTGTTTATTGTTTTATGTATTAATAATTAATATATATTATTATTTTTTATAGATTTTTATACATATAATATGTAGTTTTATGTTATAGAATATTTATATCACAATTACTTTTCAATGATTAAAAAATCATTGCGTTTTATATATTATAAAAAATATATAGTTATATTATATATGGAATATATATGTGAAATTTGTGATTATAAAACAAATAATAAATCGAATTATACACGACATTTAAAATCTGAAATACATATAAAAAACATAACACCAGAAGATAAATTCTGTTGTAATATTTGTTTTAAATTTTATAATTCAAAATCTAGTTTAAATAGACATAAAAAAATATGTGATAATAAGAATATACCCACCGACAACAACATATCAAATAATTCTAATAAAATTGAAAATAATATAGTTGTTGAAAACTTATTATTAAAACAAAAAATAGAATTTTTAGAAGAAAAAAAAAATCTAGAAACAAAGCTTTTAAAAATAGAAAATAAATTATTAAAAGAAAATAATGAAAAAGAAACAACACTTTTAAAACAACATAATGAAAAAGAAAAAACACTTTTAAAAAAACATAAAAAGGAAATATCACATGAAAAAGATAAACAAATTGAATTTTTACAACAGGCAAATATAGAAAAAACAAGAGCTGTTCAGACTAGTAATATGAATGCTATAACATTCGCTTCTATGTATTATAATAAAACATTAAAAATGGCTGGAGTTGATATTAAGGCAAAATATATAGATAATGGATTACGAGCATTACCAGATATGAAAATATGGATAAAGGAAAGCCCAGAATTAGCAGAACAATATGTAGCTGAAAAGTTAATAGTTTTATATAGTAATGAAAAATTTGTTGACTATATATGCAATATTATAAAAAACGCATATAAAACAGAAAATCCAATGGATCAAACATTTTGGTCAACAGATGTATCAAGATTAATATATATAGTAAGAAGTACAATTAAAAAGAAAGATGCATGGATATATGATAAAAAGGGACTAAAAATAAAGCAATCAATAATAGATCCTTTATTAGATGAAGTAAATGATATTTTAGTTAAATATATAGATAAAATTAATAAATTATCATATAGTGATACGAAAATGGATTATCTTAAAAAACTAGAATTAGTAAATGTTGCAAAAGTAATACTACATGAATTAAAAAACAGATTATCTTTAAAAAATCAAATTATAAAAGAATTAGCACCAATGTTTTATTTAGATAGAAATATAAAACAGTTAGAATATAATAAAAATTTAGAAAATGATAATCAAATAGTAAAAAAAGAGATAATTAAAAAAAGAAAATAATTTAAAACTGTTTGAAGCCTGTATAATCATATTTATTATTAAGTATTTCTGAATTTGAATTTAATATCTGATCATTAGTAGGTAAATCTATCATATTTAAATCAGATGTTGCATATATTTTATATTTATGTTTCGGAGATTTTTTTATGAATTTATTTAATAGTTTTTCAGGGTATTCATTTTCATACATTTTTATAATCTCATTATTTTCATCAAATACAATTTTTCTTACAGAATATTTTTTTGTATTATTATTTTTAAAAGAACATATCTGATAAAAAGAAAATACTGTTTTTTCTGGTTTATAACATAATTCAGGATCCTGTTTCTTAAATTTATATTCCATTTTACTCATACTTTGCATATTAATATATATTAATATTATATATTTTTTAAAACAATTCAAACATATTTGAAAATCTCTGATCAAAAAGATTATCAAATTTATTACTTCCATCGGGACTTAATGGTGATAATAATTTAATATCTGTATTATATCCATTTTTATGTATATCTTCCTTATACATATAATATATTTTATCTAATGTTTTATTTAATTTATTTTCTAATATATCACATGCCATTTCTAATTTCAAATCTATTCTTTTATCTTCTGGTGTTGATATTATTAAGGATTGTAAATTATTTAATATTAATCTTTTTTTATCCTGTAATAAATCATAATATAATCCAAAATTTAATTCACCAATAGATATTAAATCTTCTAATCTATAAAAATCTTCTAATGATTCTACCATTTCACTATATGCTTGAGGATTATAATAATATAATTCCTGAATACTAAATAAATAATCTACAATATCATCTCTTTTTTGTAAAGTATTTAATTTGGGTTTTATTACTGATATTTTAGTTTCTAAATCCTCTTTTCTATTTTCATCTGTATCAATTTTTTTTTTCAATATAATATTAATTATAATTATACCAATAAAAAATCCAAAAACAACATTTATACCAATATTATATCTTGAAAAAAACACCATTGAAAAAAAAATAATTGCACAATATATATATATTGTCTCATCGTTATATGTATTTATTTTATCTATTATTTTATCCATCTATTTATTATTAATATATATTATGATTATAAAATTGAATTTTAAAATAATAGATTTATTGTATATCAAATCAAATAATATATTATGACTGATCAAATTATAGAAGCTTGTATTGAAGGAAATTTAAAAGAAATAAAACGCATATATTATTATCATAAAAATAAATTTCATAAAAATAAATATCATAAAAATAAATATCATAAAAATAAATCAATTACATACTTAATAAATAACAATTTATTAAGTATAGCATGTTATAATGGACATTTAAATATAGCAGAATGGTTAATGACATTAGATTATAAATTAAATATACATGAAAATATTGATGTAATTTTTATACATGTATGTAAAAAAGGACATTTAGAAATAGCAAAATTGTTGATGACTCTAGATGATAAACCAAATATACA